CAGGACGCGAGTTGGTCTTGACCTTGCCCATCTTGGATGGAGCAACAGAGCCGCCCATCTTCAAGCCCTTGTGAGCCTTCGATGCGGGCATGGACTTGTGCTTTTCCAACTCTTTGACAATGCGGCTTTTCTCTGCGGACAGATTGCGTTTACCTTTGGCGGTAGACGCTTTTTCTGCGTTTACACGACCGAGTTCTTCCAAGCGATTCATGCGTGAAGTGTTTGCCATAGTGTCACCACCTTTTGAAAATTTGCGGTTCTTGTCCGCCGTTGAAAAATCTTTGCCCACGGACTGTGGGACACCTACCTTCTTGGCGAACTTGGGATTGTTTGCCACAGCCTTCATGAAGTCGGCTTGTTTTTTACTGCTGCTCGGCATCTGGCTTCTTCCGGCGGATGATCTCCGCAAAAGGCTTGCCTGTAACCATCTCTGCGATGCGCATCAAGGTCCAGACAGCACCAATCAAACCGAAAACAGGTGTCAGCATTTGCAAGAAAGAGCCAACGGTTGCAAACAGCGACAGGATGTCTGCCGTGTTTTTGACCGTGTCGTGGTTGTTTGACATTTCAGCAGTTCCATGCCCGCAGGCTTTTGTTGATACGGCTGTTTGGGTCTTTCTTGGCCTTCTCACCAGTCAGCTTGGACTTCATACCCTCCATCCGAGCGCAGAAAGACTTGCGGCGAGCCGCATCCTTGTCTGTTTTCGGCTTGGGAGCAGGAGCCTTTAACCCCGGTTTTCCGGGGTTGGCCTTGTTGTAGGCGGCACGACCATTAGCGTTTAAACCGCCCTTTGGGTCTTTGCCCTCCTTGCGCGTCCAAGCGGGCGACTTAGCCATAGAACACCGTCACTGATACAACGTCCGTAACCGTAGCATGAACATCCGTATTGAAGAGCAAGCCTTCGCCCGGAAGAATCATGTAGGTCGAGGATGTCGATGCAGCCAATGTGTTCACCGTGGTTTTGATGCTGCCGGAAGCTCCGCCATCGCGCAGAACAACCGATCCAGCACCAGCAGCGGGAACAATGTAAATTGCCCTCACGCGAGCTCGGCCGATGTTGCCATCGTTTTGGCCCTTCATCTGACCAGTGGTCGTCAGGGGCTTACTGGCAAGAATGTCACTTTGCATGATTTGACCTCAGTTGTTCGGGGGCCGAAGCCCCCGATGTCAATTACGCGTCAGCGAAAGGAGTGACGACGGAGCCGGAGGCCAGAGACACGCCGGTCACCATGTACTTGTTGGCAGCCAAAACCGTCACGGTGACGGTCGAACCAGCGATGCCGCCGGTGGTGGTGCCGTTGAAGTTGATGACGTCGTTGCTTGCGCCGGGAGCGAAAGCAGTCACCGCGCCAGAGCTGTCGGTGTCAACCATGATCATGGAGCCGATGAACTTGTCGGTGCCATCGGTCTTCAAGGCCCAAGCCGAAGCAGTCGTCTCCACCACGAAGGTGTAGGTGGTGCCGACGTTGTTGACGGTGTTGGGGTCTTGGCCGGGGCCAGAGGTCACGGGGTTGGCCGTGGTGTTGATCGAAGGCAGGGTGATGACCAAGCTTGCGTCGTTGGTGCGAATGGTCTTGCCAGCGTAGGTTGCAACGTCAAGGGTGACGGTGTTGGTGCCGTTTGCCAAGTTGACAACGGTAGCGGGACCTTGTTGATAGAAGCCGGCCAACGAGCGAACTGGGCCTTGGAAGGTGGTTTGAGCCATGATTTTTTCCTCATGCGGTTAAGGTGCACCTGTCTGCATGACGTCGGCCCGGAGCCGTCAGATACACCGGAAATTCCGGGTTGTTCGTTTATACCATTGCGTTTAAACCGATGCAATAAAAAAAGGGGGCCGAAGCCCCCTCTTTTTTCAATCCGATGGATTAGGAACCCGAAGAGCCCCAGATACCCAATGGATCAGACCAGCCGAACGAATAACGCTCGCGGGCCTTGTAACGCACGTTGCCGGTGTCGAAGTCGCCGTCCATCGAGGTCTGCAAGGCAGAGCGCTCGAAGTGCTTCAAACCGTTAGGCACGTCCGTGGTCAAGAACCAAGCGTTGCTGTCGGTCAAGAAGTGGTTGACGGTGTAGCCGCCAGACACGGTGCCCATTTGCTTCAACGCGTTGATGTCGTTGTCAGCAGTGCCAACGCGGAGTTCGGTGTCAAGCAGACGCTTGGCGACGAACATCAACGATGGAGGGATCACCAACTTGACAGGCTTGGCTGCGATCAACAGGCCACGCTCGTCCACCCAAGCAGCGATCTGGATCGTTGCGTTTTCGAGGGAGGTTTCGTTCAAGTCAACACCGGTGGTGGGGCTGTTGTAGTTAACGCCGCCGCCGACCAGAGGGTGACCAACGCGAGTGCCGGAGCTGTTGTTACCGAACAAGGACACGCCGTCGCCGCCGAGAGCGGAGCCAGCGAAGCCGGTGTTCAGAACCGAAGCTGCCTTAACCTGCTTGGTGTAAGCCATACCGCGAGCCAAGGCCTTGGTGTAGCGGGCAGACAGACTGTCGTACAGGTTGTCTTCCACAGCTTCTTCCGTGATGGAGAAGCCCAGAGCGATGGTTTCGTGGGTGTAGCGAGCAGTGAAGGCTTCCTGCGCGTTGTCATAAGCGATGGCAGAGCCTTCGTTCTTGACAGGAGCAGCGCCAAAACCGGCCAGCTTGGTTTCTTCTTCGAACGAGCGCTCAGAGCTCTCGGTTTCGTAGATTTCCTTGTGCTCTTCGCCGTAGCGAGCGTACTCCAAGCCGAACAAAGCGTTCAAGCCGGGGAGCAATTCTTTGAGCAGTTGTGCGCGTGAAATAGCCATGGTTTAGCTCCTTAGATGCCGACGGCGTTAGTGAAGGCGTGAGCGCCGGGGTTGAATTTAACCAACACGTCAGGATAGGCATCGGACACTGGAGAAGCGAAACCGATGATCTTGAACGCGGCGGCTGCGGTTTGAACGGTGGCGTCCAAGGCGCTGTTCGAGTTGCCAGTACGGGTAGAACCGGTGCTGGTGCTCTGAACGGCGGCAAAGAACGTGTTCGCGCCCAAAGCGGCTTGGGTGGTAGAACCATCCAGCTGAGCTTGGAAAGTCACGTTGGGGTCAGTCACAACGTAGGCAGTAACCACGCCGGTGGTGCCGGAGGGGTAGTACTGGCCGTACATTTGCTGGCCTTGTGCGTTGATGTAAGAGCAGCCGACAAACACGCCGATAGCACCGACACTGTCGCCACCAAGGTTGTTGGTGGTCAGGTCTGCGCCAGTGGCAGTTGACAGAGCAATGTAACCGTCGGCACCGATGATAACGACTTGACCATAAAACAGGTTAGTCGCTTCGCCAGCGGGGTCGATCAGAAACTGCGAAGTAGCGCCGGCATAGGGCATGCCGTCGATACGGTTTACGGGGATCAGCCCGTAGGGGGTAGCGGTTGTTGCCATTTAAGGACTCCTTGTTACTTTGAACCTGAACCAAATCCACCACGACTCGTCGATGACTTGCGGTCAGCGAACAGAGGCATGCGTGGGTCATTGTTTCGCATGAAGCTGTTATCCACAGATTCCATCTGAGCTCTTGCTTGGTTGGCGTAATACTCATCACGGGCTTGGGCTCGTTCGCGTGGCATCTTGCAGAGCATGAGACCACCTAACTCGACGTTGCCTGTCTTCGCATTGCCTTCCAGCATCAGTTCTGGATGGTCTACTGCTTTCACCGGCTCCCAACCTTCGCGCATCTTGGTAGATACGTTCGTGTTTTGGGCCTCACCAAGAACGTGTGTCGCAATCCAGCGATACACCATACCGGGTTCGGGTGTCGGATCGGGCAATGCACTCGGGGGTGCGTACACATACCGAGTTGTTTTAGCGCGTGACTCAAGATCACGAGGGGTCCGGGTTGTAGTTTCAGCCATTTGATTTCTCCAATTTTGCTACTTCAGCAGCGTATTGCTGCGGGGTCAGTCCATACTTTTTTGCCAGCGCAACCTGCGTTGGTGTCAGTTGGACCTTTTTTGCGCCCGTCGAACGAGTCGCTGGGGCAACAACCGAGGTAGGTCGCTTGGAGCCATCACCGGAGTGTGGCTTAGCCTCAGTTTCACCGAAGATTTCAGGAAACGTTGACTTTACGCGAGCATCAATGCGCTCGAAATACTCATCAGAGCGAGGATCAATCCCCGAGTTCACTAATTTTTGGTGCAGCCCTAGTGCGAAGCTGGTAACTTCCTCGTACCCGTCAGAACCGAACCACCGGTTTTTTGCCTGCCAGCGAACAGTTTTGTCATCGATTTCTTGACGTGGTACTTGCGTTTGTTGAGTTTGTACATCAATCTCATCAGACTGTAAAGGGGCTGGACGAAAGTTTTTTGCGGCCTCGGCTCGCATCTTCGCTTCAGTCATGGCCTCTTGGGCTGAAACCAAAGCATCAGAGTCGCCGGACTCGTAAGCCTCTTTGTACTTCCTCTTGGCAGTCTCGAGATCGTTGTCGGCCACTTGTTTGACCGAAGCTGCGTATTGCTCAGAGCCCGTCTGCACGTACTCCTTGAGCTTTTTGTTTTCATTCGCCATGTGCTGGGCAAGGCGCTCGAGTTCCTGCTTCTCGCGAAGGAGGGCCTCTTTGGCGCGTCGCTCGTCGTGGCGGGCGTGGGTGAGCTCTTTGATGCGTTTCTGAACGCCATCAGAGTAGCTGTTAATTTCGTCGTCCGTTGGGTCTTTGACCTCACGGTTCAGGGGTTCACGACCTCGGTCTTTTTCCGGGGTGTCGTCAACAATCTCAACCTCAACGTCATTGTCGTTTTCGGCATCGACTGTCTTGTCGTTTTCCTGTTCGTCGGGGAATTTGTATCCTGACATTTTTGCTCCTTAAGCGCGGGTGTACCCACGGGGGTCTTGCACAACACATTCGATTTGGTCGTCGTTCAGAACCCTGAACTCTTTACCAAACACCTTGAAACGCGTACCGGTGTAGGTACGCACGAGCACAAAATCACCAGCTTGGCACCACGGACCCGTGGGGAACTTGGCGGTGTCTTTGTACGCATCTGGGCCGACCCGCATCACAAACAACACGGTGGTTGCATGCTCTTCGGCTCGCATGGTTGCAGCATCTCGAACGAGGTCGAGGGATGTTCCGGCAATCTTTTCATCTATCTCCGGGACAATGCACAACAGCTTGTAGCCTGTTGGGATTGGCAAGGAAGATGCCTTGGACTCGTCATCCGCACTCTCGTCTGGGGCGTCGATTGGTTGGATGTGCTTTGGCAGGCTAATGCCCGGTGGCAGAATGATTTCACTCATCTGATTGCTCTACTTTCAAAAAACACCGCAAACTGTGCGGCGAACAGTCCGCCTTTCGGCGGAAAATCTTTCACTCTTCGTCCGATTCGACTTTCCTGACGAGGTCCAAGATGTAGCGCTCTGCGATTGCCAACCCTTGGATCAGGCCGCAAAGCTGTTTGTAGGCCGAGAAGTCTTGACATGCCCCAGTGGCGACGTCGTCG